AAATGGTTATATTAAAAGATTTTTAAAATGGTTTGTCCATAAAATATTACGAATTAAATAAAGGATATATATTAGTATGAAGTTAAGTGAAATAGAAGATGGTAAAATGAAATCTGATAGGCAAATGAAAGAGATCATTGCTGATCGTAAAACAGAGTCTTGTGTTAGATATTATGATAGGATTGTTTCTAAAGAATGGTGCGATCAAACTATTAATATGTTTGAACAAGAAGATCCAAGTCATCACTATGGATTTAATGAGGGAGATAATCCAAGAAAAAGTTTTACTGAATTAGATATAGAAGGCAAAGATAAATGGTTAGATGTTAAAGAAACTTTTATTAGAGTTTGTCATCAAAACTTTCAACACTTTACGAAAGATGTAGGTATAGAGAAACATCATTTGCCACCTATAATAGATTTAGAAAACATACGAATTAAAAAGTATGTTGCAAATGGTAAAGATGTTTTCAAAGATCACGTTGATGTTATAAGAAGTACAGGACCATCATCAAAAAGATTTCTAGTTTTTATATTATATCTTTCAGATGTAGAAGAAGGTGGTGAAACAAGTATACCTAGATATAATATTAAATGTAAACCAAAGGCAGGAAGACTACTAATGTTTCCACCTTTCTGGACACACCCTCATCAAGGTGAAAAAGTAATTAAAGGAACAAAGTATCAGATAATGACATACTTACATATGGGAGATATAAATGATAACAATCCTAGATAACGCATATAAAAGATTAAACGAATTAAAAAAGAAACATAACAAGAAGTTTGTTAGACTTTCTGTTAAAGGTGGTGGCTGTGCTGGTTTTAATTATGATTGGTCATTTACAGATGAAGAACAAAGGGAAGATATTGTTATTGATGATATGTTAGTTGTAGATAGAATTAACGAATTGTATTTAACAGGTATGGAATTAGATTACACTTATGACGATTTTGAATCTGCCTTTGTTTTTAACAATCCCAAAGCAACTTCATCTTGTGGTTGTGGTACATCTTTTAGTGTATAAATAGTTATAATCGTTTATCCTGAAACGGACGGAAGTAAACCATTTAAGGTTGAAGAAACGCTCTTTATTAAAGGAGTATGTATGGACTTAATAAAAGACCTACGAGCTTTAAGAAAAGAGAAAAGTAAATTAGACTCTGCTAAAGCTCAATTAAGAAAACGAAGTAAAGATAGTATTGCTAGACCCAAAGCAAAGAACAATCTTTTTTCAAAAGATCCTCGTATGCAGGGCATATAAAAGAAAACCCACTAGAGGTTTCCAGCCTCTAGTGGGAAAAAACAACCCATTTAAGGGTAACTCTAAATTTTGTTAGACACCTACGCCGTTATGTCTGAAATCAACAATTGGCATAAAGTCATAAGCATATTCATTATCAGGTAATGTACCAGACATTTGAACATAACAATCATTAACTTTTCTGTTGTCAAAGAAAGTCTGTAAAGTCTTCTTCAAGTTTGTTGCCATTTGTTCGTGTATTGAAACATTGAATTTTGCAAACAATGTACCACACATAATAGTACAATCAGTAGCACTTTCAGCCAATGCAAGTTTCATTATGTCTTTTCTCAATTGAATAGACTTAACAGTTTCATCAGCCATAATTTGACCTTGTTCTTCTTGTACTCTTAACTCGTTATATTTTTCTGGTGTCATTATTTTGTCTCCTTATATAATTCTTGTGAGTATAATGCTAATATAAACATAGTTATTCCTAACCCTGCTAATACAAAACAAGCACCCCAATTATCGTTCATTGGTATTCCGTTGTAACCACCGTCAATTGCACCTACAGCACCTACTAAACATAGGGTACCTGATACTGATAATGCGATAGTTAAATATTCTATTAGTTTTTTCATAGTGTTTTTTCCTTATTGGTTTATTTTTTTGAAGTTATAATCATAAATAATCTTATTGATAGCATTTTTCATATTAATATCAATTGAATTTAAAAGTTCGTTATCAACTTCAACGATCTCTTTGATGTTTTTCTTCATTTTTTTGATTTGACTATAAGCAACATTTCTTACTATTGTCAAATTATTTGTTTTTGTGTTTTTGTTTATCATATACATACTATAATATAGGAAAAAGACCCTAAAGTCAAGTAAATAATCCCAAAATATGAAAATAATTACACTTTTTTTACTATGTTCTCTTTTTGTTCTCGTAAATTGTACAAAAACTGTTGAAAATTGCAAATATTCGCCTGATTTTGATATTTCTACTGAATCAATGAGCGAATCACTTGACGGAATTGTACAAATTGAAAAAATGCAACTGAAATCTCGTTGTAAATTCTAATATAAATAGTATTATGGTAAAATCACAAAAATTTTGTCTAAATTGCGGACACGAATCGCATTGTGGCAAAAAATGTTTACAAGATTATGGAGAATCACAAAAAACTGTTTGTTGTACTCATTGTCGTTGCGAAAATGATGATAATTCTTGGGAAGATACTGTAAAATACGATAATATTTAATAATGGAGATATAAAATGGCAAAAATGAGAATATTTAAGTTTTGGAATGAACAAGGTGACGAAAAAGAAGTTGAAAAAATGAGTTTGAAGAAGGCAGTTATGTCAGTTCAAGGTGATTTTAAAAACGAGTTTATTGGAGTTGAGTTTATCACTAAAAAAGGTGAAAAAATTGAAACAACAGTAAAAATACCTATGGGAAGAAAAGTTAGACAATCAATAATAACAGAAAAACGAAGAGCAGCCGCAAAAGCGAAATTACAATCAGGTAGAAGAAGTGCATAATGCCAGCAGTTAGTAGAAAAGGGGATCAATTAAGTACAGGACATATATGTACTGGAACAACTATACTTGATACACCTGGACAATCAACAGTTCGGGCAAATAGTATCTTAATTGCAAGGGTTACTGATCCAACTGTATCACATCCTTTTCCACCATTACCACCTTGTGCGCCTCACGTGGCAAATGTTAATGTTGGTAGTACAACAGTTAGAGTATGTGGACTATCAGTTGCAAGAATTGGAGATAGTACAGACGCTGGGGCAATGACTAAAGGTTCTTCTAATGTTTTCTCGGGTTAGAGTATAAATATAAGAGATATGCCAAACTACGATGCTACTAACACTAATGAGTCTAAACGAGCAAATAGAATCTATAAAGATTTAGATTTAGATTTTGGTCGTAATCCTGTAACTAATGATGTTAATAGATTGACAGATGTAGAGGCAGTAAAGAGAAGTGTTAGAAATTTGATTAATACAAATCATTATGAAAGACCTTTTCATCCTGAAATAGGATCAGGTTTAAGAAATATGTTATTTGAATTAATGACACCTTTGACTGCTATTGCAATTCAAAGAAAAGTTGAAGAAGTATTAATAAATTTTGAACCAAGAATTAATTTAAGTCAAGTATTAGCAATACCTAATATTGATAGAAATGCTTACGACTTAACAATTAAGTTTTATGTTATAGGTAATTCACAACCAATAGAAGTAGAAACATTTTTAGAAAGATTAAGATAATATGGCAAGTAATAAATTAACAGTAGCAGATTTTGATTTTGATAATGTAAAAGCAAATTTAAAATCATTCTTACAAGATCAACCAGCATTTTCAGATTATAATTTTGAAGGTTCGGGTTTTGCTGTTTTATTAGATACATTAGCATACAACACACACTATTTAGGATTCAATGCTAATATGTTAGCAAACGAATTATATTTGGATAGTGCTGACATAAGAAAAAATGTTGTATCATTAGCAAAGATGTTAGGATATACTCCTACATCAGCAAAATCACCATTAGCAAATGTTGATATAACTTTAAACAACGCTACTGGTTCTTCAGTTACAATGTTGAAAGGTACATCTTTTACTTCAGTAGTTGATAATGTAAATTATCAATTTGTAACTAACCAAGAAATAATTATGTCACCTCAAAATGGTGTTTACAAATTTTCTGGAGTAGATTTATATGAAGGTACTTTAGTTACATATAGATATACAGCAGATAGCACAGATGTTGACCAAAAATTTATTATCCCTACTGTAAACGCTGATACTGATACTTTAAAAATTACAATTCAAAATTCTATAACTGATACTACACAAAATACTTATACATTAGCGTCTGGATTAAAATCTTTAAACAATACATCAAAGGCATATTTTTTACAAGAAACAGATACAGGTAAATTTGAAGTTTACTTTGGTGATAATGTAATAGGTAAAAAATTATCAGATGGCAATATTGTGATTATGGAATACATTGTAGGAAATAGAGATGAGGCAAATGGTTGTTCATCTTTTTCATTATCAGGTTCTGTTGGGACTTTTACAAATGTTAGTATAGTTACCAATTCAGCAGCACAAGGTGGTTCTGATCCTGAGTCAAAAGAATCAATTAGATTTAATGCTCCTTTACAATATACATCACAAGACAGAGCAGTTACTACAACAGATTATGAAACTTTAGTAAAATCAATTTATCCTAATGCAACTTCTATAAGTGCTTGGGGTGGTGAAGATGATGAAACACCTGTTTACGGTGTTGTTAAGATTGCAGTCAAAGGTCAGTCAGGCGTGCCGTTAACTAACGCAACAAAATTAGATATAGTTACAAAATTAAAATCTTATAATGTTGCTTCAGTTAGACCAGAAATAATTGATCCAAGTGTAACTTATATTGTATTAGTTGTTAACGCTAAGTTTGATAAAAAATCTACTGCTAAAACTTCAGAAACTTTAAGATCACAAATTACAAATGCTATATCAGATTACAATAAAAATACTTTAATAGCGTTTGATGGTGTGTTTAGATTTTCTAAAATGACAGGTATAATTGATAATGTTGATAGTTCAATTCTATCAAACATAACAACTGTTAAAATGAGAAAATCATTTACACCTACTTTAAACTCATCTACAAAATATGATGTTTATTTTAGAAATGCAATTTACAATCCTCATTCAGGACACGAATCAGTTTTAACATCTACTGGTTTTAAAATATCAGGTAATAGTAATGAAATGTTTTTAGATGATGATGGTATGGGAAATGTAAGAGTTTATTATCTAGTAGGTGGTATTAAAACAATACAAAATGCTACACAAGGTACAATTGATTATGCAACAGGACAAGTTACTCTTAATTCTTTAAGTGTTAATACTGTTTCTAATGTTAGAGGTGTAATTTCTAGTTCTATTGAGATAACTGTTTCTCCTAGTTCAAATGATGTTGTTCCTGTAAGAGATCAAATTTTAGAAATAGATGTAGGAAATTCAATTGTAAATGTTTCTGAAGATACCTTT